CTTCAGACATATAATATGGGCGCATTTGGGAACCAATGTCAAGGTCTTCCCATCTGTCGCCCGCATAAGTTGCGTTTCCTCTAGTGGTGATTTTGGTTCCCCCTGGTAGTGCGTCAAAGAACTTACCATGTGCGTGCCAGCAAGCATTAATAAGATGGCGTTGTTTGCTAGCCTCATAAGCAGGGAAGCCTAATCTTGCTCCCTTGCCACGTGAATCCTTGACCCTTAATGTCACCCGATGCCTTGTGTCTGATAGTCTTTGGAAGTTATTGAATTGTAGATTGCCCTCAAACTCCTTATTCGCTTCGTCAAGGGCTTTTTGGATGTTCTCTCTGGTAGCGTTGATTATCATGTTGACCCCCTTCTTAATTTGATACACAAAGCCTAACACACCTGAAAGTAGAGTGCAAGTCTATCGTATGCAAGTGAAACTAACTGATGTTGATTGGCGCAAGTATATGACCTAACATTCCCCTTGAGATAATGAGTTTTCACCCACTTCCGCCTCTTCTTAGTATATGTTGTCTGTTTTATTGTAATATGATATAATAAGATAAGGTGAGCTTTTATAGCGGGGCAAAATACAGCATTTTAAGGGTGGGCTTGGCTGTACAATGGTTGAGAAAGTAGAATCAGAGATAATACATCCGAAGAAATTGGCCTTTCTGGAGAACTATCCCAGGTTTAATGGGGTTATGGCTGCTTGCGAAGCTATCAATATTAATTACTCAACCTATTGGCGTTGGATGCAGGCCGATGAAGTATTCAGAAAACAATGCACAGTCTTAAAAAAAGAAGTAGATTCCCATAGATTAGAGCGATACGAGAAGGAACTAGACAATCGTGCTTTAGGTGGTGAGTCAAAGCAATCTGACATATTGCTAATGTTCGGATTGAAGGCACTAAACCCCGATAGATACCGGGAGAAGCAGTCTATCCCTACGATTGTAGGCGATATTACCATTAAACTAGCAATACCGCCATATGATGATGTTCCCAAGCTACCCCAGGTTATTGAGGCTAAGGAGATTACTTGATGCCACTGAGTAAGGTCAGAAACAGGGAAAGAATGAGGTTACTTAGGTTGCATGAGCGACTTGTTACACCGAATGAGATGAAACCTGTGCAACCTAAAGGCATTCGCAACATTAGGGGTAGGATAGTTAGCCGAGAAAGAGCTACATTCCCTACTCCAGAGATAGACGCTGATGGCAATGTTATACCTGAGATGACATAGGGGGTTAAATGACTGAAATAGAGCAATTGATAGAGCAAGCCGAGGCTATTAAGGAGAATTGGCACGAGCCTGAGACAAAGCCGGTACTAACCAACCGCAGTTGGCAGGAGATACTTGATGATACACCTTGCCCTGCTCTCCGCATTGGTAAGTTATAATGTATATACTCTTAATCATAGCGTTGTTTGGTTTGTTGGTGTGCTATTATATAGAGCAGGGAGACATATAGAGCCTGCCTTGAGAGACCCTGTAATCAACGAGAGGGGCTGTTAAGCTGTGATTAGGTATCCTACAATGGAAGTGGGTTGGACATTGGGTTGGGGTTATTATATTACTTAGGTGGCAAATTTATGATAAAAGACAAAAGGGGGGTATAATGACAGCAGAAGAGAAGTTAAGGGAGTATGATTTCTCGTTTATGAGCGATATTGAGTTGGCATTGATGCAATCAGAACTAAACAGGTTTCCCGAAGACCACGCATTCAGGATAGCAGTATTAAAGGAACTAGGTAACAGAAGTAAAGTGCATAGACCTAATAGCTAATCTAGTAATTGAAAGATTAAAGGAGGAAATATGAAGCTAAGATTGTTTCGGCTAATGATTAAACTTCTGGGGATACGAGTAGTTGGTGAAGACTGTAGTCCAGGGTCTCTAGTCATATACATTAGCACCTAGCTAATCTAGTAGTAGAGAGGATAAAGAAGGGGGCGAAAGGAATGATGCAACTAACTGATGAAGAGATACAAGAACTAGATATAAGCCTGAAGGCTGGCATATTGGCACATTACGGTTTAGATGTGAAGAATGGAAGAGACCCGACATTGAGAACATCTACAAGGTTATTTGAGCGCAGGAAGGTGGCCAATGCCCAGTTAAAGAAGGCGGTGGAGTTATTAAAGCCTAGCCATAGCAAATAGGAATTAAATGCCAAAAACAATTGATTTAGGCAAGTTATACGACCCCTCAACTAATGAGAAGCAGATGATGGCGCACAGAGCACCAGAGAGGTTTATCTTATATGGAGGTGCGTTTGGAGGGGGAAAGACAGCTTGGTTAGTTAATGAGGCGATAAGATTAAGTATTATATATCCCAATAATGCAGGGTATTTATGTCGTTTCAGAGCGACTGATTTCAGAAGTTCCACGCAGTTACAAGTTGAGAAGTTCTTACCATCGGAACTTATAAAGGTTCATCATAAGACAGAGATGTACTATGAATTAGTTAATGGGTCTCTTGTTTTTTACGGCGGTTTACAAGGTGATGAGGAGACAAAGACCAAGATAAACTCAATGGAGCTGGGTTGGTTTGGAATAGACCAAGCTGAAGAGATAACAGAGAAACAGTTTTTACTTTTAGCGGGTCGTTTAAGGTTGATTAGAAATGGGCAGACTCCTAAATACAAGGGTCTTTTAACCTGCAATCCAGACCCTGGTTGGTTAAGGGATAGGTTTATTGAGGGGTCTTATCCCGACCATAGGTTTATCCCTGCTCTACCAAGGGATAACGAGAAATACCTACCCGATGATTATGTTGACCGATTAAAGGAACTGTATCCCGAAGCTATGGCACAGCGTCTTTTAGAAGGTAACTGGGATATAGATGTTGCTGGTAATTACCTCATTCCCTATTCTCAAATCAGGGGTGCCATAGATAAGAATTTAGAAACTAGTGGGGATAAAATCGCTGGTGTTGATGTCAGCCGATACGGTGAAGATGAAACGGTTTTCATTTTAAGACAGGGGGCTAAGGTACTACATATAGAGTCATGGTCTCATCAAGACACTACATATAGTGCTGGCAGGATAGCTCGGCTTATGAGGGAATATAAACCTGTTGAAACGAGAATAGATGTTATTGGTATCGGGGCTGGCGTGTTTGACCCATTAAAGAACGCAGAAGAGGGTTTCAATGTGAAGGGTGTGAATGTTGGTGAGGCGGCTCTTGATAAAGAATTGTACACCAATAAGAGGGCTGAGTATTTCAATTTATTAGCGAAGAGATTTTCAAAAGGTGAAATAGATATTCCCGACCATCCCAAGTTAGCTTCTCAGTTGGCTGGATTAAAATACAGTTATGTGGGTACTAAGTTAAAAATGCAGAGCAAGGAAGAGATGAGGAAATCAGGCGGGAAGTCGCCTGATTATGCCGATGCTCTTATGCTCGCTTTCGGTGGTGGTGATAGGGTTCGGAGTATGTCAAGACCATTAGAAACGCTTACATTTGGCAGGCGAGAACCAGCGGTGATTGAACGGTGGATAAATAGGTAGGAGGTTTAATGAATAAAAAACCAACAGTAGATGAGATAAAAACACAATACGGAAAAGATAAGAAAATTTATAGTGCTGTCCAAGGGAAGTGGGCGGAAGACGAGAGATTCTACAATCTTGATTTCAAAGATATGTTAAATATTCCCACAGACTTTGCGTCTGATAGGGTGGTTTTACCAACGGCGAGAGATGTGGTGGATACTGCAGTTAATCATACAGATATAAACAATGCCAGAGTCTATGCTAACAAGAAATCAACAAGTGATATATCAAAAGAAAACGCTGAGATGTTGAGAAAATTCGCATTGGGTTTAATTCACAGAACAAATGTGGAATCACAGATAGCCCCAGGGCATGTTGGGGCGAAGCATTATTGGATACACGGGTTAGCTGTTTTCAAGACAGTATGGGACCCCGACAGATGGTTAGATAAACCAAAGCAAAAAGATGGCGAGTCTGAAGACACCTATAATGCAAGATTGGATGAGTGGCGAGCTACCAGCCATTTATCCTTACCGATAGTGATTCAAGCAATAAATCCTGCCTGTATAATGCCCGACCCTTATACTGGTGGCGACCTCTATGTTTGGGAGACACACACAAGGTCTGTATTTGACACTAAATTAATGTGGCCTAACTGGACTAACCCCCTTGGCAAGGGACCAGATGATGAAACCGAATATATTGCTTGGCATAATAATACCTATAAATGCGAACTAATTGATGGTGAACCCAGAATCAAGGTTGGCGGTGGAGTTTGGAAGCATAAATACGGTTTTATCCCATATACTTTGATTGAATCTGGGTTGGGAAACTTGTCAAAGGATGCTAAGCCCGAAGATAGATATGTTGGTCTTTTGAGAATGATATATGACCTACTGGTTTCTGAATCCACCAATTACACTATGCATGACATTCTAATGAAGAGGGAAACCCTGAAGGGTGGTCAGATTATAGGTGGGGATGCCGATGCTGTGGTGGAGATAAGCCAGAAATATGGTGTATACAGCAGGTTACCAGAGGGTGTTGAACTTAAAGATTGGGAAGTCAATGTTCCCCCACAAGCATCAATGGCTCATTTAGGTCTTACCCACGATTATATTGCGGGACACGCAGCCCCAAGAGCAGTCAGGGGATTAAGTGAAACTGGAGTCAGGTCTGGTGCTGATAGACGGCTTATAATGACAGAGGCAGCGGCTATTTACAGATATGCCTCCCCCGCCTTTGCTCACGGTTGGGCTAATATCCTGACTAAATGTGCTATGCTGGTTAAGAATGTTATCCCTGGAGATTTTGATATATGGGCAAGAACGCCGACTGATGAGTTTGATGTTCCTGTTAAAAAGAATAAATTTAGGGAACCTTTCAACTTTTATGTTGAATTTGCTCCTATATCAGAGGAAGATGAATATAGAAGGCACGATGACCTTGAAAGATTGGTTGCAGGGGGTATTGTTACCAGAGATTGGGCTAGAAGGCAGATGTCCAATGTTGATGCTGAAGCTATGGCGAGAGAAGAGGAGAAGGAACGATTGAGAATGTCTCCTGCCTATAATCAGATTAAAGACCAGTATTTAGCTTTGAGGATGAATGAGGTTTTGGGAGTGGTTCCTCAGCAACCGCCACAAGAACAGGGCGGTGTAGTTCCAGGCGTTCCCACTGAAGAGGCTGGCAGGAGAATGGTTCCGCCAATACCACAAAGAGCACCATTGGGTTCAGCACAAGCACAACAGAATCAAATGGCTCAAATGAGAAGCCAAACGCCCATTTCACCGACTCAAGGTCAAGGCGGCGGAGGTTTTAGACCGTAATGCCCCAAGAACAAAGTTTCAAAGAATTAGTTGATGAACTTATCGCTGAAGATAAGGAAATTATTGATGAGTTCTTTAAAGAAGAAATTAAGCCAATGGTGGATTATAACAAGGCTCAGGAGAAAAAGTTGTTTGAAAAAGCGTATGCCGAGGTCAAAAGTTTAGAGGAGGTTTAATAATGCCAGCAGAGAAGATACCAACCAATGAGTTAGAAGAGTTTCAGGAGTGGTGGCGTGGGAAATATGGATATACGGCCAAACCTCCTGATTGGATAGGGAATGCATATCGCCAATGGTCTATAGAAGAGGGACCACTTTCCAAACAAGTAACCCCTTACGCCAAGCGTATTCTAGGGGAAAGATTGCCAGAATATTACCCTGAAGCTGCGGCTTGGGCTGCCAGAGAGCCTTTGGTGGGGGTAGAAAGGGTGGCAGAAGAGGCTGAAGCGATTAGAGAGGCTGAGGTTGAGATAGAAGAGGAAGCTGTTGTTCCCCCATTTCCAACGGAAGCCCCACCCGAAGGATACAGATGGGAATTAAATGAACTTAACCGATGGGTTCCCGTTTTTGATCCCTATGCAATGACAGAATTTCAAAGAGAACAATTAGAAGAACCTGGAATGACTGAGGCTGAACGGGCTGAATTAGCATTTGCTAGGCAACAAGAAGAAGCCAGAGCAGAAGAGGCACGTAGGGCATTTTTACTCCAACAACAGCAACAACAATGGCAACAGCAACAGGCACAACAACAATACGGATTACAGCAACAAGAAGCACAACAGCAACAACAATATCAAGCTTGGCAACAAGAGGAAGCACAAAGGCAGTATGCTGCTCAATTGGGTGCTCAACCACAAAGTTGGTTACAATATGCTGCTTATACTGGAGAACAACCAGCAATTCAACCTTGGATGCAACCTTTAATGCCCGAACAGTATGCTGGATTAGGGGCGGGTGCAGCAATTCCAGGATGGCAAGCACAGGCAGGGCAAATGGGGGTTCAAGGTATGGCTCAATTACCAGAACTTACCAGACCATCAAGGCAATATCAGGCTAGGATGGGACCAACTGCTTTAGCACAATATGGAGGTTATCAGCAAGCTCAGACTGGGATAAGACCTGAGGAGCTTCAATTTAGACTTTGGTCGGCAGCACCTCCAGGTGGGCAATATCAAGGATTGAGATATGCGAGATAGGATAAATGCCACAAGATTTAAGTAGAATAATTGGTGGGTTATCGCCTGCTGCACTTGCACTTTATAAAAGGCAGCTTCCATTAAAACTCAAGTCTATGAGACCCGAGGTTAGGCAGGCGTATTTGTCTCGCCTTCAAGGTATTCCCGAATTACAGGATATTCTTGGTAGACCTGCTCCTAGAGTGCAACCCATAGTCCAACCTACAATGCCTCAAGCTCCCCAAGTTCCTCAGAGGGAATACAAACCCTGGGAAATTCCCGAAGAACTACCATTATGGCAAAAGGGTTTGCAGGCTTTATTTATGCCGTTTACTCTGATTCAAGAGTATGTTACCGAACCATTCGGGGCAATAATAACTGCTCCATTTACCAGAGGCGTTGAAGGAACTGAAGGCTTGTCCTGGCTGGAGAGAGAGAGGATGGAATATCGAGAGCGAGTTCCAGGATGGGCTAGGTTCGGAATAGAGATGATACCCTGGATGATTCTTCCTGGAGTTGGGATAGTTGGTAAATCAGGGCAAGCAGGTCGTGGTATAGCGGGCTGGTTGGGTAGAATGGGTAGGACAGGTAGGGTGGCTGGTAAAGCATTGCAATATTCGCCTTATGGTTTTATGGAAAGAGCCCCTGTAGCCGCATTGAAATTTGCAGGCAAGGGTGTAGGCAGGGCGATTGCCAAGATTAGAACACGTGCTATGCCTGATTTGCAGGACATTGGAGTTGCTATTGATGTGGCTACCAAACCTGATGTAATGAGGAAACTAGCTAATATAAAAGGATTTAGATTTCTGGCTAAATATATTGGTGGTGAAACGGCCATTGCTAATAAACCAGTAGAACAAGCGGTTGCTGGCTGGAGAGCGTTAAGGGTTGGGGAAATACCCTTGAAGACATCTGGTATAATGGCTCCCCTTAATGCTTTGGGGGCATCTGCTAGGGTTTTTGGCTTAGATGATTTACAAAGTATTACTTCTGGCCCCTTAAAGGGATTATCTTTAGATGATGTAATGAGAGCCCCCAAGAAGCATTGGGGGAAAATGACAGAAGCACAAAGGCAATGGACTAATCAATTGATGTCTATTGAAGATGATATAGCCCCATTTCTTAGGCGAAACAAAATTGAGATTAACACAAAGATATGGAATGAGGGAGAACGATGGTCAAGTAGGGCGGTGGTTGGAAAGGTCAATCCTGAAGGTGAATTAGCTGAATATGCCTTTGTCACTGCTGGGGGTAGACCTGGAGTTAAGCCTGGGTTTATGAAAACCCGTGTCTTTGCCACAATGGAAGAGGCACAGAAACAAGGGTTTAGATATTTACCGAAAGAGGAAGCAGTCGCCCTGAATATTCAGAGAGCTTACAACCGAGTAGCTGACCAACAGATGTCTGATTGGTTGTTAGCAAGAATACCTTGGCGAACTACAGCCACGCCAGCAGAGGTAAGAATAGCCTCTAGTGTGGCTTCGGTTGGTTTAAGACAGGCAAGGAGTTTGAAATCGGCAATTCTCCGTGCTATGCGGGGTGAAAAGTTACCCGAACAAACAATTAAGGCAATAGAAAGAAACTTCCCAGGAATCAATATTAGGGCATCATTGGGTAAGAGAGATCTACTAACAGTTCTCAGAGGTAAGGCTAGTGATTTTATTGCTGAAAGGCAGGGGATTGCTAGGGCAGCCAGACTGGTTAGCAAGCAAGCTAGAGAAAGAGCAGTCAGACCTGCTTATGAAGAAGCGATGTTGCCGAGTATCCCAGTATTTGCTGGTAAAGTATTTACTGGTGCTGAAGCAAGAGAAACCGTAGGATTTTTAAGGAAAGCCTTTACTCCCCAATTTAACCAAGCGTTAGGGGCGGTCAATAAAGCCAACTCTGTGGGTAGAATTATGGCCCTAGCTGGTGATATAAGCCCCTTTGGAATTCAGTTAATCTTTTTAGCTGGCTCTCATCCCAAG